ATCAGCAGAACCCGGTACCGGATGATGGTAGCTTCTTCACGAAGGATATGTTCAAGCGGGGGCAGCTGCCAGACCCTACCAACTGCAACGTTTCTATCGCGTGGGATTTTGCTATCGGAACCAAGAAAAAGAACGATTACACTGTTGGTGTGGTTACGCTACAGGACTATAACGACGTGATTCACGTCGCGGAGGTTCTTAGATTCAAGTCCGGGGATACTGATTTTATTGTCGACTCTATTCTCACTCTAGCGCAGCGGTGGTATCATCCGTCTTTAATAATAGGCTTCGAGGATGGGCATATCTATAAGACTCTATTGTCCACCCTAAAGAAGGCGATGAAGGAAAAACGGTTTTATCCATCCACCCGAGTCTTACCGCCGCTGACAGACAAAGAAGTACGCGCCACGCCATTGCAGGGCCGGATGCAGCAGGGGATGGTCAGTTTTAATAAGGATGGCGAATGGTATGATGGGATATTCGCAGAGATGTTGCGCTTCCCATCAGGTATCCACGATGATCAGGTCGACGGACTGGCCTGGAACGTACAGATGGTGCTAGACCGCTCACCGCCGAAGGCACCGAAGCAGAAGGCCGTCAAATCGTGGCGGGATCAGTTGAATATAACCGGACAGGGTGCTTCGCACATGGCCGCATAAGAAAGTAGAACATGCCGATCGATATCGATAAAATGAACACCGTATGGGCGCGCTACCAATATAAGCGCGACAATGGTCACAACGCCTTCGTCAAGAAGGCCGACATATGTGAGAGTTTCTTCCGTGGTGATCAGTGGGATGAGGCAGATTTAGCAGCTCTGAAAGCCCAGAAGCGCCCAGCACTCACCATCAATAAGATCATCTCGACCATTAGTAACGTGATCGGTGAGCAGATCTACAACCGCAACGAAATCTCGTTCCGCCCCATGAACGGCTCGCCAGAAGAGACGGCAGATGCACTACGTAAGACGTTCAAGCAGATTAGTAACAACAACCAGCTCGACTGGAAGCGCAGCGACATGTTCACTGACGGTATTATCACCAGCCGGGGATTCCTTGACGTGCGCATGGAGTTTGACGATAGCATGAAGGGCGAGATCAGGATCTCGAACCTGAACCCTAAGAACGTATTGATCGACCCAGACGCCGACGAGTATGACCCAGACACGTGGAGTGATGTCACGATTACGAAATGGGTCACAGCTGATGACATCGAAATTTACTACAGTAAAGCAGATGCCGAACTGCTGCGGAACCGTGGCAATGATATGGACAGCAGCTACGGTTATGACTCGATAGAGTACGCCAAGCGCGACCGCTTCGGCAACGAGCAGCGCATCGTCTCGCAGAACGGCATCAACATGTCATCGGTACTGAGGAATATTCGCGTCATTGAGCGCCAGCACCGCGTCATCAGCCGCCAGAAACAATTTGTCAATACCAGCTCAGGCGATATGCGCCCAGTACCCGAGGGCTGGGACCGAAACCGCATCGCCCTGGCACTCGAACATATGCCAGACATGCAGGTGATAAGCCGGATGGCGAAACGGATACGCTGGACAGCCGGTGCTGACAACGTCCTGCTGCACGACGACTGGAGTCCGTATGACCACTTCACACTCGTACCGTACTTCCCCTATCTGCGCCATGGCAAGACAATCGGGCTGGTTGAGAACCTGGTCGGCCCGCAAGAGCTGCTCAATAAAGTCTCAAGTCAGGAACTGCACGTCGTCAATACCACCGCTAACAGCGGCTGGAAAGTAAAGTCCGGCGCACTACGGAACATGTCGCTCGAAGAGCTGGAGCAGAAGGGTTCCCAGACCGGCCTCGTACTGGAGCTAGAAGAACTCGATGGCGCCGAAAAAATTACACCGAACGCCACGCCACAAGGCCTCGACCGCATCAGTTACAAGGCTGAGGAGCACATCAAGACCATCAGTAACGTGGGTGACAGTCAGCAGGGGCAGGATCGTGAAGATGTCTCTGGGAAGGCGATTCAGCAGAAACGCCAAGCGGCCAGCTCATCCCAAGCGAAGCCGATGGACTCGCTCCAGCGTACCGACTTTATCCTCGCCCGTAACGTGCTGGCCCTGATCCAGACGTATATGTCTGAGGAGCAGATTATATCGATTACGCACGGTGGTGTTATGGCTGAAAACGAGAACACTACCGTCAACCAGATCACCCCGGAAGGCACGATCGTCAATGACCTCACTATTGGCGAGTTTGCTGTCGTCATGACCAGCGTACCGCAGCGCGATGCGCTTGAAGACAGCCAGTTTGATCAGGCAGTTGCCTTGAAAGAACTGGGCATCAACATCCCGGATGCTGTGCTGATCAACGCCAGCCGCTTAATGGATAAGAAGGACGTGGTCACTCAGATGCAGGCGGCATCGAACAGCCCAGAAGCGCAGGCGCAAGCTCAGTTGCAGATACAGATACAGCAGGCAGAACTCGCCAAGACACAGGCAGAAACAGGTCAGAAATCAGCGGATACAGGCCTCAAGCAGGCTAAGACCCAGAGTGAAGGTGTCAAGGCGCAGAAAGATGCAGCCACACCGATAGAAGGGCCAGCAGCTGTTGACGAATCCGCCATGATGAAGGTACAGGCCGAAATCGCACTGAACCAGCAGAAGTTCGAGTTTGAGAAGGAGATCAAGATGCAGGAATTCCAGCTCAAACGCGAAGAGATGGATATGAAGGCAGAATTAGACCGGAAAGCACAGGCTGACAAGCAGGTAGCCGACCGAATAGCAGCAGCACAACCAAAGACAGCACCTACAGGAAATTAGATATGAAGACATGTACTGGTATAAGGATGGAGTTAATCATAAAACTAGATTGCGGGTGTACGCTACAGCAGACCACTACTTATGAATGCACCAAAAACGAAGATGTCGCGGACACGGTGGAAAAATCCGCAGCAGTCTTGCGGTACTGGGCAAAAGACAGATCAGCGCAGCACGTATGCGCCCTAGTGTCTGAGCAGAATCCGAACGGCCTACCACCCAAAGAGAAAAAAGAGGTGGTATCATGAAACTACTCTGCATGGACGCCATTGTCGGCGTCGGCTTCCCCTCCGAGACCACGGCTAAGCGCTACCTTGATTTGAAGATGGCCATCCTGACACCCGGAGGTATCGAATGGGACTGCGACGCGCTGCTCAGCATGCCAGAGGAAGCAATCCAGTTGTTATATGAAGACCTGCGCGCTGAGCGCAGCGAGAACCACCTCAAGAACCACCCAGAACCAGCCTCACTTATCTTAACTCACTAGGACACAGACCATGAAATATCCAAAATTACTCCAGTACTTGTTATCACCTTTTTTTATGTCTTTCGGGGACGCCGACGGCGGTGGCGCGACCGACAGAGGCGACGCCTTTGAAGCGACAGACGAAGATGAAGATGAAGCAGCCAAGGCTGCGGCCGACGTAGCCGACGAGGTCGCCAAAATCAAAGACAAAGGTGACGAGAAGGAAGAAGAGAAGGAAGAGAAGGAGGACAAGTCCGCTAAGAAAGACACGCGGATTCCTTTGGCTCGTCACCAAGCGATCCTGGAGAAGAACCGGGTCGAGCGTGACGCGCTGGTAGCGGAGAACGCCCGGCTAAAGCAGGGTGCTGCCATCGCCCAAACCAACGAGAGCATCAATGCCACTGAGGACAAATTGATCTCGATGGAGACCGAATACAACGAACTGCTAGGTAAGGGCGAGTTGAAGGACGCAGCGAAACTCATGGGCGATATCCGCCGCCTAGAGCGCTCAATCGGTGACGCCAAGGCCGACATGAAGGCAGAAGCGGCGTCAGCCCAGGCCTATGAGCGCGTCAAGTATGACACCACAGTTTCCCGCATAGAGGAAGCCTACCCAGAGCTGAACATCGATTCTGATGACTATAACGACAGCAAGGCAGCCGAGGTAATGGATCTGTTCAGCGGCTTCGCCAAGAACGGCCTGGAGCGCTCGGCAGCACTACAGAAGGCGGTAAAGTACGTGATGGGGGCACCGGAGACGGGCAAGCAGCGTACTGCCACCGAGGTTGACGCGCGTGTGACAGCAGAGCAGGTCGCTAAGGAGCGCAAGGCGCAGGGCCTGAAGCGTAACGTCGACGCAGCGAACCGCCAGCCAGCAGACCTATCGAAGACTGGCCTTGATAGTGACAAGGTAGGCGCCTCGCTGACCGCTGCGACCATCGGGAAGATGAGTCAGGCGCAGTTTGACAAGGTATCTGAAGCAGATAAATCAAAGGCACGTGGCGACACTATCTAATTTATCTTGCACTCTTGTCTGAATCGTATTAGAGTCACGCACATACGTTAGAGCCGCGACAAGGCACACTCCGTTAGATCGAAACGAAATTCGACGCCAGTAGTACAGCAACTTATTTCAATCAATCTAATGGAGGTGCCAAATGGCCCTAACCAATTTCGGTCTCTTAACGACCGAGCAAAAAACAGTCTGGTCTAAGGACCTCTGGAAAGCAGCACGCAACCAGATGTTCTTAAACAAATTCCTAGGCTCCGATGCCAACTCGATGGTTCAGCACGTAACAGAGCTGAAAAAAGACGAGAAGGGCGCACGTGCTGTCATTACCTTACTGGCCGATCTTGAAGGCGACGGCGTCGCTGGTGATCGTACCCTAGAGGGTAATGAAGAGGCGATGAAGACGTACGATCAGGTCATCCGTATCGATCAATTACGTCACGCTAACCGATCTGAAGGTCGCATCGCTGACCAGAAGTCGATTGTCGAGTTCCGTGGCAATTCCAAAAATGTACTGGCCTACTGGTTAGCTGAGCGTACCGACCAATTAGCGTTCTTGACGCTCGCTGGTTTGTCATACACGCTGAAAACCAACGGTGGATCACGCATTGGCTCTGATTTCCCTAGTCTGGAGTTCGCAGCAGACGTGACAGCAACATCGGCACGCCGCGCAGTGAAATGGTCCGCAGCCTCCGGTTTGCGCACTTCTGTCACAGGTAATAACGCCACATCGGATCTGGTGATCGGCGATATGCCATCATGGGACATGATCGTGCAGCTGAAAGCCTACGCCAAGGATGAATTCATTCGCGGTATCAAGACGGGTGACGGCGAAGAGGTGTATCACCTGTTCCTAACTCCTCAGATGATGGCTCGCTTGAAGCTCGATGCTAACTACCTCGCTGCTCAGCGCTATGCTGCTGCACGCGGTCGTGACAACGCCCTGTTCACAGGTGATATCGGTACACCAATTGACGGTGTCGTCTTGCATGAATATCGCCATGTACCGAACAACATCGGCACAACCAAGTGGGGTTCAGGCAACACGTTGAATGGTGGTTATGCCCTGTTCTGTGGCGCACAAGCGTTGGGCTTCGCAGATATCGGTGATTCCACATGGGTCGAGAAAGATTTCGACTATGACAATCAGCATGGTATCTCGGTATCCAAAATCATGGGCTTCAAAAAGCCTGTCTTCAACTCGATCTACTCAGGTACTACCGAAGATTTCGGCGTCTTGCGTTGCATCGTAGGTCAATAAGGAGAACCTCATGGCCCTAATCATCGCAGCGCGCTCAGCGCAGGACGTAAAAGAGTTGGAGTTCGTGTTCAACATTGTGGACACGATGGTCAATACATCAGGCGTAATCGACGGTTTCGCAACTGTCGCCACCCACGTGTTTGACGTGGCTCCAATGCCCATTAACTCAGTAGTTATCGGCGGCTCGCTCGTTACTGATACGGCTGTAACCGGTTCTACCGCTTACAATGTCTCGGTCGGCGACGCAAGTTCTGCTACCCGCTACTTAGGAGCAACTGATAAGACCACAGCGGCTTCTACCGCACTGGTACCGACTGGTTTCCGCACAGCGGTCACTACTGGTATCCGCCTCACGGTTGCGCCGACGGTTGCTACAGCCACTGCCGGGAAACTTACCCTGCGCGTGATGTACGTGACTGACGGTCAAGCGGACTACGCGTTGTAAGAA